TGCCTTGTGTACTGAGTACAATAAGAGGTACGGCAAGATTCACACTTGCAATAAGACGCTCTTTGAAGCAAAGAAACTCTTCCACGTAGCAACAGAAAAGGCAATTACGTGCTATACTATGGCAACTGACTTCGCTCGTGCTATGCCGGACGAATTCAAATTCGATAAATCCATCGACACCTTCACAGCATACAAGATGTATATCGCATCTAAACCATGGGTAGCGACCAACTACCTACGCATCCCTGAGAGAAAACCCGTTTGGGTCTGACCACATTATTGATTCTTTATTATGAGTGAGCGCACTGATTTCCTTTGGACCGAGAAGTATCGCCCACAGGTTATTGACGATTGTATTCTTCCTGACCATGTCAAAGCAACATTCAAGGAGTTTGTAGCAAAGGGTGAGATCCCCAACCTGCTCCTAGCAGGACCTCCTGGCATTGGTAAGACCACCATTGCTAAAGCACTTTGTAACGAAATCGGTGCTGATTACTATGTAATCAACGGTTCAGACGAAGGTCGTTTCCTAGATACTGTACGGAATCAAGCAAAGAACTTTGCTTCCACTATGTCTCTGACCTCAGAGGCAAAGCACAAGGTCATCATTATTGATGAGGCAGACAACACAGGAAACGATGTACAACTACTACTCAGGGCAAATATCGAGTCGTTCTATAAGAATTGCAGATTCATATTCACCTGCAACTATAAGAATAAGATCATTGAGCCACTCCATTCCCGTTGTGCCGTGGTCGAGTTTTCCGCGAAAGGAAAAGATAAGTCCGCACTCGCTGCTTCTTTCTTCAAACGACTCAACAATATCCTGGACAACGAACGGGTGTCTGCTGATAAGAAAGTCGTCGCCGAACTCATCAATAAGCACTTCCCTGACTTCAGACGAGTCCTGAATGAGATTCAGCGATACTCCTCTAGCGGCAAGATTGACGCTGGTATCCTCGCTACATTCACTGAGGTCAAGACAGAAGATCTTATGAAGAATCTCAAGGAGAAGAACTTCCCTGAGGTACGCAAGTGGGTTGTTGCTAACCTAGATAACGATACAAATACCATTCTGAGGAAGGTATATGATGCTGCTTACCTGCATCTCAAAGGACCATCCATCGCTGCTGCTGTGCTAATCATTGCTAAGTATCAGTATCAGAGTGCTTTTGTAGCAGACCAAGAAATCAATCTTCTTGCTGCTCTCACAGAAATTATGATAGAGTGTGAATTCTAATGGAAACTATTGTACTTTATGGCGACGGTAGTCTAGAATGTGAGCGTGTCCAACAACTCCTAAAGAGTCTTGGAGGCGAATTTCTAGAATACCAACTAGGAAAAGATTTCACCCAAACTCAGTTTGAGGGTGAATTTGGTAGCGATGCTTACTACCCACAGGTCGCTATCGGTTATAATCACATTGGCGGTCTCAAGGACACGCTACACTATCTACAGAATCAAGGTCTCATTTAATGCTCGAACTAATCTTAGTCATGAGAGAAATCACTGGTAGACCACAGATTCCTGCTCCTACTCCAGAAGTAGTAACAGAACAAGTCGCACCAGTCTCACCAGAAGCACTCCCAGAACAATGGGACCCTGATCGTGGAGGTATTCGTTACTTCCCTCTTCCTGAATAACTTTACTATGAAACTCTTTGTTACTGCCCTTTCACTTATTGCTCTCACCACACCCAGCGTATATGCTTACAATACTGATCGTGATGGCGAATATCGTGATGGTGTCGCTGGTATTCTCTACCCCGACCAACAACCATCCCAAACCTCTCCTCGTCCAGACGTTGGATCAATCCTCTATCCACCATCACAACCTACACCACAACCAGTCTACACCCCGCCCCCGCAACCTGTTGTTGTAACGCCCCCTCCTGCTGCTCCAGCACCCCCACCGACTATCGTGGTGGTTCCACAACCAGCACCAGCACCGGCACCTGAACCAGAACTCATAGTGCCTACAGTTGGAGACACTAACTCTTGTGTGGAAGGTAGTGTGATCGGTGCTGTTGTTGGTGGCGCAGGTGCCGCAGCAGCAAACGAGTACCTCTGGAATGGTGATTACAATAATCTCATTTGGGGTATTCCCGCTGGCGCTTTGCTCGGCGGTCTGGTAGGATGTCAAATTGATGGAGGTTGAATTATGCAAATCAAACTATTCAGAATGCAAAACGGCGAAGAAGTTGTCGCCGAACTAGTTGGGGAAACTGATGATACTTATGACATCAGTAACCCCATTGTTATGGTCCCCGGTCGTGATGGAACTATTGGTTTCGCACCATGGGCACCACTACTGGCGGAAGATGTAAAGGTACTTACTATCAGAGCATCATATGTTGTGTATGTCTCAGTACCCAATGCTCAGGTCGTAGAAAACTACGAACAGATCTTCTCCCCTATTATTAAACCCACAAGCGCAGGTAAGATTATCACATGAGCATTGACTTAAAGGATTGGTTGAATACAATCAATATGTCAAAGGAGAACCTTATCGACGAGGACCCAGACCTCGCCGCTAAGTATCCTGCCTTTATTATTAACAAGTGCCTCTCAGGGCAAACAGACTCCCTTATGTTTGCCAATGAGATGAATAAGTATCCTCAACTTGATAATAAGTTACAATATGACTTCTATCTAAATAGTTTGAGGAAGAGGAAGCGTTTCTCTCCCTGGTTAAGAAAAGACAAGGTCGAGAATATCGCTGCCATTCGTGAGTATTACGGATTCTCCACTGAGAAAGCAGAGCACGCCTTGAATATCCTGACCACTGAGCAGATCAATTTTATTCATGGCAAACTTGAAAAGGGAGGGACCCAAAGATGCTCATCGACGAAAAGGGAATAGTATTCTGGGACCCTTCTCAGATGGTGGAGATTTACCTCTCCGATCCCGATGACTTTTTAAAGGTAAGAGAGACGCTCACCCGCATAGGTGTAGCGTCTCGTAAAGAGAAAAAGGTATATCAATCTTGTCACATTCTGCATAAACAAGGCAGATACTTCATCGTCCACTTCAAAGAACTATTTGTCCTAGACGGCAAGAGGTCTAATATTACACTGAATGATATTCAGCGTAGAAATCGCATTGCGAAACTATTATTTGATTGGAATCTAGTTGAGGTTGTTGACCCTGAGAAGATTCTAGATGTTGCTCCTCTCAACCAAATCAAGGTTTTATCTTACAAAGAGAAGGGTGATTGGATACTAGAACCGAAGTATAACATCGGCGGACGGAAAACCGCATAGAATCAGTGGGGTTTTCCAACCCCACTTTTTTTATGAAGTGTTATAATTAGTATGTCGGATGCTTCGGGTCCGGCAATTAACAACTCGCTTATTTAAGGAGACCTATGAGAAATCTATCATCTTACAATGTGGCAAATCTAGATCAACTTCTAGACCGCATTACACGCAACAGTATCGGAATGGACGGTTACTTTGACCGTATTGTGAATAACATCCACGAGACCACTCAGAATTATCCCCCATATAATCTGGTTACGGTCAGTGAGGTTGAGTCCCGCCTAGAAGTCGCTCTAGCGGGTTTTGCTAAGAAAGAGGTGCATGTGTATACTGAAGCAGGCAAACTCTTCGTAGAGGGGCAGAAAGAGGACAGAGAGAGCGACCTAGAGTATCAGCATAAAGGACTCGCTCAGAGAAGTTTCACCCGAGTGTGGACTCTCTCCGACGATACTGAGATTCGCTCTGTTGAATTTGTTGATGGTCTGCTGACTATTGTCCTAGGAAAAGTCGTGCCTGAAGCACACCAGCGAAAGATCTGGTTCTGATAAATAAGGCATATCGTCGCCGCAAGTTAGGGATCCCTGGCAAAATCCAGGGGTCCGCTTTTTTTTGACTATAATTAGTAAGTAGTAAAAAATACTTCTCATGAAGGTTGGTATTATTGGTCTCGGACGGATGGGCGAGGGAATGTCTCGTCGAATGATCCGAGAAGGCATCGAAACATATGGTTTCCGCAGAAACTTTGATGCAGCAAAAGAATTAGAAACCAAAGGGCACATTACCGGAGCAGTAAAGGACCTCCGAGAATTATCAAAAGCAATTAAAGAAGAAGGTAAACCATCAATCTATCTAATGGTGGTGCCTGCAGAATCCGTTGAAGCAACTATCTATGACCTACTACCACTTCTTAGTCCTGGAGACATTGTTGTTGATCATGGCAATTCCAATTTTAAGGATTCAAGGAAGCGAGCCGTCCGTCTTGAGGACTTGGGCATCTCGTATATTGACTGTGGTACTAGTGGTGGAGTTTATGGTCTGGAGCGTGGATATTGTCTTATGGTTGGTGGCGCAAATCGTCCAGTCTCTACTTGCGCTCCAATCTTTAGGGCACTTGCCCCTGGACTCGCTGGCGCTCCAAGGACAGACGCCCTCAGCGATATAACCTCTGCTGAGCACGGTTGGTTGCATTGTGGTGGTCCTGGTGCAGGACACTTCGTCAAGATGGTGCATAACGGCATTGAGTATGGTATTATGCAAGCATACGCTGAAGGATTCAACATCATTCATGAAGCAAATGCAGGTGCAGAGTATGTCAAGTCAGGAGACGCAGAAGTCGCCCCAATGGCAGAACCTGCCGATTATTGCTACGACATTGACGTTGCTGAGGTGGCTGAGTTATGGCGTCGTGGTAGTGTGGTTGGTAGTTGGTTGCTCGATCTTACCGCTGATGTACTACGGCGTGATCGAGAACTTAGCGACTTCGATGGGGGAGTATCAGACTCTGGTGAGGGTCGTTGGACGGTTCACACTGCTGTGGATCTTGGCGTACCCGCTCCTGTCATCAGCAGTGCTTTGTGGGCACGCTTTGAGTCGCGCCGTCTTGGTGCTTTCGCATCCAAGATTCTGAACGGAATGAGATCTATGTTTGGTGGCCATGATGTTCGCTGATGTCTTACTTTGGACAGCAATACCCTTTGTACTATCCACAATATATTTCGGGATACGAAAGGGTGAAAATGACTACTACGACTCCGATGATTACGATGGAAATGGAACCGCTCACTGATAAAAGTATAGTAATTTTTGGTGCTACAGGAGACCTTTGTAAGAGAAAACTCATACCTGCTCTATTTGAGTTGTATGAAAACCAGTATCTTCCAGAGAACTTCCGTATCGTAGGCACCTCAAGAAGAATGGAGACAACCGAGGGATGGATCAAATCCCTTGGTGAATACCCAGAAGAGTTTCTGAAACTACTTCACTTCCAGTCAAGCGACTTGGAAGATGGTTTATCTCTCCAAGCACTACCAGTTACAGAGGACACTACATTCTTCCTCTCAGTGCCCCCTGAGCGTTATGACAGTGCTATTGTGAATCTCAAGTCTGCTGGTCTTATGGAAAATCCAGAGACCCGTAGAGTCATCATTGAGAAACCATTTGGCAGTAATCTCCATAGTGCTAAGAGACTACAGGAGATTGTGACTACACATCTCCGTGAGAGACAGGTGTATCGCATTGACCATTATCTCGGCAAGGATACGGTCAATAACATTCTCGCCACAAGATTCAGTAATGTATTACTAGAACCTCTGTGGAATCGTGACTACATCTCAGAAGTCCAGATATTTGCAACTGAGAATATTGGTTGCAGTGGCAGAGCACAATACTATGACCACGCTGGTGCGGTCAGAGATATGCTCCAAAACCATATGATGCAGATTCTTTCACTCATCGCTATGGAACCACCTTGTCGTCTTGACGCTAAGGAAATCCGTAGAGAAAAGGTGAAGGTTCTTGCTGCCTCTCGTCTTGGCGAGAAGATGATTATGGGTCAGTATTCTGGATACAAAGAGGAGCATGGTGTAAAGAAAGATTCACAAACACCTACATATGTCGCAGGAGACATCTACATAGACAACTGGAGATGGAAAGGTGTCCCCTTCTACTTCATGACTGGTAAGAAACTACCTTATCAGTGCTGTGAGGTGGTCATCAAACTCAAAGAACCTACTCTCAACCTATTCCCCGGACAAGATTCCACCGATAGGATTGTGATTAGATTCCAACCTGATGCTCACCTAGATATTAGGATTGATATGAAGACGCCAGGCATCAGCAATAGAGTTGAGACTGCCACTCTTTCACACGAGTATCCCGTAGATAAAGCAAGTAAAGGTTATACAAAACTCATTTACGAAGCAATCAACGGAGACCAGTCCAACTTTGTTCACGCTGAAGAAGTCCTAGAGTCATGGCGTATCGTTGATGAACTATTATGTGTAGGACCGAGTTGTCCCGTTAGGACATACCCACTCATCTACCACGCAACTACCTGGGGACCACAGAAGGCATCTCTAATTACTAATTGGGATTATCCAGCATGAGTTCTCTTATTCTTCTCGCGTGTTTTCTACCCCTCATCATACTTTTTGTCGTTCTAAAACTTGCCGTTTGGGTCGATGCTGTAAATGCTGAATCGGATTATGTCGGAAAAGAACCTCTACGAAAACGAGGACCCTTTGTGGAGAAACCATATGAGGACGTTGATGAGGAAGAAGATGAATATTGAAATCCGTGAGACACTAGATGAGGTGTTTCACCAGTATTAT